CGACTGGCGGGGGCATTATCTCCAACGTTTGCATTTTTCCTATACTATTTGCATTTTCCATATATACCGTCAAATAAATGTCAAATAAATGACGCATAGGGGGGGGGGCGTTCATTTTCAAAGAGGGTGCAAAAGATTCACAGACAAAAAAGCCGTTTCCATATATATTATAAATAATTTTTAACAAGCTAAGGATTCATGCGACCATGCAATCATTTCCATATTCACCAAGAGAATTAAAAGTTACAGAGGCGCGTCTGAGCGCAATTTACGAAGCGTCTGCGCTAGGGCTAAAAGGGGATAAGCTCGCGCTTGCGGCAGGGCTACTTCCAAGCGAGTATCGGCAGTTGTGCCAACTCGACCCAAACGTTGAGCTGATGGCGATGAAGGGCGCCGCTGACGCAGAGGCGCAAATGGCACGGGTGCTAAAAGAAGCCGCGCTAGGGGGCGATACAAAGTCGGCGTTAGCAATTCTCCAAAATATACACGGGTGGGCAAGTGCTAAGGAGCAGAATAAGGTGGCGTTTGGCATCACTAACGCGGACGGCACAGCGGCAAGTCTTGTCATAGGGTGGGAGTCATGAAGGTTGTCATCCCCTACAAGCCAAGAGATGTGTTTAAGCCTCTTCACGCGAGAAAAGAAAGATGGGCGGTTGTGGTCGCTCACAGAAGGGCGGGCAAGTCGGTAGCGTGTATTAATGAATTGATAAAGTGTGCTTGCACAGACTCTAGTGGGGATGGTAGGTATGCCTACATCTGCCCATACTACTCACAGGCAAAACAAGTAATCTGGGATTATTGTAAGACGTTTACAAAACCCATACCCAACATAAAGGTGAACGAAAGTGAATTACGACTCGATTTTCCAAACGGGGCGCGTATTCAGTTATTTGGTGCTGACAATCCTGACAGGTTGCGCGGTCTTTACTTTGACGGGATTATTGCTGACGAGTATGGCGATTGGAAGTCAACTGTATGGCCGTATGTTATCCGTCCTGCGCTGGCTGACCGCAAAGGGTGGGCGATAATTATTGGAACGCCAAAGGGTAAGAATAGCTTTTACGAACGCTTTGAAGCGGGCAAGCAAGACAAGGACTGCTTTACCTTGCTGCTTACCGCATCTAATTCGGGCATCCTCGACCAAGAAGAAATTGACGCGCTGAGAAAGGAGTTGTCGGAGGACGCATGGCTACAGGAGATGGAGTGCAACTTCGACGCGGCGATACCGGGAGCTATTTACGGCAGAGAAATGTACGAAGTGAAACAGTCAGGTAGGGAAAGACCGTGCTATGACCGTAAACTTAAGACATTTGCGGCTATTGATTTGGGGTGGAGCGACGACACGGCGATTTGGTGGTTTCAGGTGGCGGGCAAAGAGCTTAGGTTTATTGACTGCTACAGCAATAGTGGAATGCCTATCGCGCATTATCATGACATTTTGCAGAGCAAAGGCTATGATTATGGCGAATGGTTATATCTGCCGCACGACGCGAAGGCTAAATCTTTGCAGACGGGTAGAAGTATTGAGGAGCAATTTCGCTCGCTTGGTTGGTCGCCTAGAATTGTCCCAAATATATCACTTATGGACGGGATACAAGCCGCTAGGTTATCATTAGCAAACTGTTGGTTTGACCCAAGCTGCAAAGAAGGAATGGAAGCGCTCACACAGTACCAAAGAGAGTATAATGTGGAGAAAAAGGTGTTTAATGAACGACCCAAACACGATTGGACATCTCACTTTGCTGATGCTTTCCGGTATGCGTGTCTTGCATGGCGTGAACAACGCCCTGAAGCAGCGGCAAAACCCAAAGCGAAATACTGGGAAGACCAGTCCTTAGAGGAGTTGTGGGAACACAGCTCGAAACGTAGAGGTAGACGAATATAATGAGTGACAAACTATCAGCACAGCCTTGGCACGACGAAATATCGCGCTACCAAGAAGAATATAAGAAGTGGACGGAGCGTGGCGAGAAGATTGTCAAGCGCTACCGTGACGAGCGCAAAGACGCAGAGCAAGCGGACGCACGATTTAATATTCTTTGGTCTAACGTACAGACACTAAAGCCTGCCATTTACGCAAAACCGCCCAACCCTGAGATTTCAAGACGCTTTGACGATAGAAATGACGCCGGCAGAGTAGCAAGCATAATTTTAGAGCGCGTTCTTGATTTTGAAATTAAAGAATACCCTGATTTTCACGACACGCTGTCTTGCGTGGTGGACGACAGACTACTTCCGGGCAGAGGCGTGGCATGGCTGCGCTACGAACCTAAGATTGAAGAATTTGAGCCTCAAATTACCAATTATACGGAAGTGGGCGATAGTGAATATACCGCAGAGCGCACACCGGATGAAGAAAACGGGTTAGCACAGACTGAAGTCTATGAGCAGATTGTGTCGGAAACAACACCGGTGGATTATGTCTACTGGCAAGACTTTGCACATCTACCTGCTCGAACATGGGACGAGGTGACATGGGTAGCGCGTCGCGTCTATATGACGTTAGATGAAGGGATTGAGCGTTTTGGCGACATTTTTGAGAAAGTCCCGTTAACTAACACGTCAAACCGTAAAGACGGCGACAAAGAAACCACTAAAGCCGATAAAAAAGCGGAAATTTGGGAAATTTGGTGCAAAGCTGAAAAATGCGTCTATTGGATTGCGGATAATTACGATGTCATCCTAGACCACAGAGATGACCCTCTAGGCTTGACTAGCTTTTACCCCTGCCCTAAGCCTTACTTTGCAACTACATCAACAGGGACGCTGATTCCTGTAGCTGATTTCTTACTTTATCAAGACCAAGCAGACGAAATTGACGAGTTAACAGGTCGAATCAAGCATTTGACCAAAGCGCTCAAAGTGATGGGTATTTACGCGGCGGACGAGCCTGCGATTGAACGCTTGATGAAAGAAGGTAATGATGGGGTGCTTGTTCCTGTCAAAAACTGGGCGGCGTTTGTTGAAAAAGGCGGATTGCAAGGTGCGGTTCAGTTTATGCCACTTGGCGACGTTGCGTCAGCACTGCAACAGCTATATCAAGCGCGTGAAGCATGTAAACAAATTATTTACGAAACAACAGGGCTTTCCGACATTATGCGTGGCGCGTCGGTAGCGAGTGAAACAGCGACAGCGCAACAAATTAAAAGTCAATTTGCGTCGCTTCGTCTTGGCAACATGAAAGATGGGCTTTACCGCTTTGCGCGTGAAATTCTACGCATGAAGTCAGAGATTATCTGCTCAAAATACCAACCACAGACATTAATTGAAGTGTCAGGTATTATGAACACGCCTGACGCTCAATTTGCGCAGCAGGCAATTGAGATACTTAAAAATGAGCCTGCTAGAGTCTTTAACGTTGACATACAGACAGACACGTTAGTTGAGCTTGATAAACAGACTGAAAAAGCAAACCGCATGGAGTTTTTGCAAGCGGTGAGTAGCTTTATTAAAGACGGTATTGGCGCGGTTAAAGAAGACCCTGCTATAGCGCCGTTAGTTGGAGAGCTATTGCTTTATGGTGTTCGAGGATTTAAAGCAGGGCGTGAACTTGAAGGCGTACTTGAACAGTTTGTTGACCAAGCGGCTAAAAAAGCACAAGGGCCTCAACCACCAAGCAAAGACGAGCAACGCACACAAGCCGAGGCGCAAATTGCCCAAATGAAGATGCAAGCACAACAACAGTCAGAGCAGGCGGCAATGCAGCTTGAACAAGTGAAACTTCAAGCAAGCAATCAGCTTGAACAAGCTAAACTCGAGTTTGATAGATGGAAAACACAGCTTGATAACGACACTAGAATTGCTATTGCACAGATTCAAGCTCAAAATAGCATGAAGCAACACGTCTTAACGCTTAACGCAGGAAAAGACGCGGATGCAATGACAGAGCTTGACGAAACGGGCACACCTCAAGTCAGTCAATTATTGTCAAGCTCACTAGGCAATGTTATCGACAGCGTTAACATGAACATGACTCAAATGATGACAATGGCAAATCAACAAAACCAAGCATTGCTCGACAGAATGTCTGAGATGCACAACCAAGTAACTCGTCCAAAACAAGTTGTTCGGGACGCTAACGGCAAAATTATAGGAGTCAAATAAATGGCAGTCACACTTAACACTACCTTGCGCAATTCACGCGCGGATGCAATTACCACTTTTGCTGGTAACGGCGCTAAACTTAGAATTTATACTTCTGGCGCAGTTCAGCTAGTGGAATGCGTTTGCGGAACACCGTTTGCTGGCGCGGCTTCTAGCGGAGTGCTTACCTTAAGCGCAATTACAGCAGGCACTGCTGGCGCAACAGGTACAGCAGCTAACGCAAGTATCTATAAATCAGACGGTACGACATTGGTCGTATCAGGATTAACCGTTGGCACGTCAGCTAGCAATATTAACTTATCAAGTACGTCTGTTACGACGGGTGATAGTGTGGCTATTTCTTCTGCAACCATTACGGAAGGTAACGCATAATGGCTTTATGGGATGCTGGAATATGGGACACCGCTAAATGGTCTACCATTGAAGCGACGGCGTCCATAACGCTTGATAACATTACGTTTGCTAGTACAGGAAAGCTAACGCACAACGGCACGTTAGCCGTTACGCTTGATGACGTTACGTTTGCTGGCGCGGGGAAGCTAACGCACAACGGCACATTAGCCGTTACGCTTGATGACGTTACGTTTGCTAGTACAGGAAAGCTAACGCACAACGGCACGTTAGCCGTTACGTTAGCGGACATCATCTTTACTGCTACAGGCAATGAAGTTCAAACGGGAATATTAGCAATTACGTTAGAAGATATTGCGTTTGCAGCCACAGGCGGCAAAGTTAACAGCGGTACTTTAGCGGTTACGTTAGACGATATTACATTTGTAGCTGCGGGGAATGAGGTTCAAACGGGCGTATTAGCGGTTACGTTAGATGATATTATTTTTTTAGCTACGGGCTCAGAAATACCACCGTTTTTAATTGACACTAGACGCGGCGGCTTAAAAGCCAAGAAAAAAGAATACAAAAACAACAGCGCCGACGTTAAAAAAGCAATTGAAGACGCCGTTGAAGCAGTTACTGGAGAGCCTAAACCAAAGGCTAAGGTTGCACCTAAAGTTGAAGAAAAGCCTGTTACTTTTGTTGAAGATTATGAAGCAATCCTCCGCACGGAAACTGAAAAAGCTGCACTAGAGCTTGCTATCGCGCAAATGCTTGAAGACGAGCGTGACGACGAAGAAGCCATACTTTTACTATTATGATTGGAGATTAAAATGGGGTACGAAATTATATCCGCTGTCAGTAGCACTGGTGTTCCAGTCGCTGCAAGAGCCGACGGCAACGTTGTAGGCATAAGCACCAACGGTACACGCGCCACTTTTCGATATGTTGCGCAGGACATTACACCTGTGGCAACCGCTACAGACGTGCTTGTAATATCTGGTTCTGCAACAAAAATTATTCGCGTGACAAAAGTGGAGATTGTGGGTACGGCTACGACAGCATCCATATATGACCATTACATTATTAAGCGCACCGTTGCTAACACCGCAGGTACATCAACTAACGTGACCGCTGCACAGGCAGATTCAGCCGATGACGCGCAAACAGCAACATTAAAACTCTATACTGCAAACCCTTCAGCCTTAGGCACTGGCATTGCAATAGAAGCCCATAAAACGTACTTATCCGCTAGCGCAACGCCGGGCGCGGCAGCACTGCCGACATCTTACGAGTTTGGCGTTCGTAATGACAAAGCTATCGTTCTTAGAGGCACTTCAGAGTCTTTAGCAATTAATTTTAACGGGCAAGCCGTACCAACTGGCGCTAGTTTGTATCTAGGAATTGAGTGGACAGAGGATGTTGCGTAATGCCGCTGTACGAAGTCAAATGTAAAGAATGCGGAGCAACGCAAGACATCTTTAGAAAGCTGGCAGACTATGACAATTTGCCGGAGTGTTGCGACACGATAATGACGCGAGTTATTTCAGCGTCTTTTGTACACGCCGAGTTTGCACCTTATAGGTCACAAATTGATGGCAGTATGATTTCTGATAGAGGTCAGCATCGTAGGCATTTAAAGAACAATGGGTGCAGTGAAGTCGGTAACGAGGACATGACGCCCAAAGTAGACCATTTTGCGCAAAAGCGTAAAAAAGAAACGTTGCGACAAGAAATTGCCGCAAGAATAAACTAACTAAGGACTCCAAATGAGCGAAGAAACGACGACTGAAGACTCAGTTGAAGAAGTTGCAGTAGAAGAAGAAAGTCAATCTACCCATGATATTATTGGGCGTGAGCTGGATAAACTTGAAGAATCAACATCTACAAGCGAACCTGAAGAAGAAGTAAAAGCACCACCTCCTGAACGCTCTCCGTGGAAATCATGGAAAGCTGAAGCGGCAGCCGAGTTAGAAAAGTTGCCAGAAACTGTACAGAAGCATATCATAGAGCGTGAAGAACAGTTCCACAGAGGGATAGAGCAGTATAAATCAGCGGCTAACTTTGCTAAAACCATTGATAAGTCGATTGCCCCATATAAAAATTATTTAGAGGAAATGCAAGTCGCGCCAGACGTCGCGTTTTTCAATCTTCTAAAAACAGAACATACGCTTCGTCGAGGGTCATACCAAGAAAAAGCGGAAATGCTAATGAAATTAGCGCATGATTATCAGATTGATATGAACCAGCTAGCCGGCTTGCCATACGACCCGACCATGCACAATCTTAAGGCGCAGTTAGACGAAAAAGAACGACAATTGCGAGAAGCTTCGGAATTTAAACAAAGTCACGAAGACGCTCAAATTCAGTCTAAAATTTCGGATTTTGCGCAACGTCATGAGTATTTTACTGAGGTGCAGTCAACGATGGCAGACCTGCTAGAACGTGGACTTGCAAATGACTTAGATGATGCTTATGAAAAAGCATTGCGGTTAAACGATAATACGTTTCAAAAAGTCTATGCTCAACAGCAAGGCGGCGGGAATCGTCAAAATTTAACGCAGGCAGACCAAGCTGCAAAGGCAGCAAAGGCAGCAGCGGTATCGGTTAAAGGTTCACCTGCGGGCGCGAACCGAACCGTTATCCCTGCAACTACTGAAGAAGCCGTTAGACAGGCAATGCGCCTTCACGGATTTTAAATTTTACGAGGATTAAGCAATGGCATTTGCAAACAGCGCGATTAGTGACATTATCGCAACCACCATCGAAAGCCGTACCAAATCGGCTCAAGATAACTTAACAAACAACAACGCGTTATTACTTCGTTTGAAAGAACGCGGTAACGTAAAAACAATCAGCGGTGGCTCAACCATTTTGCAAGAATTGTTTTATAACGACCCTTCAACCAACTATGCGTCAAGCTATAGCGGTTATGAAACTATCAACATTTCGCCTGATTCTCCAATCAGTGCTGCGCAGTTCAATTTGAAACATTATGCAGACGCTGTAACGATTTCTGGTCCTGAAATGCTTGCTAACAGCGGTAAAGAAGCAATGATTGAATTGCTTGCTACCCGTGTTGAAATTGCTGAAGCAAGACTTAACAACAAAATCGACATCGACTTACATGGCGACGGTACAGGTAACGCAGGTAAAAACTTAGTTGGTTTAGCGGCTATGATTAGCACTTCACCAAGTACAGGTACTTACGGCGGTATTGACCGTGCTACATGGACTTTCTGGCGTAATGGCGCGTACACTTCAACTGGTTTGACTTCAGCAGCAGCTACTGCGGCTAACATTCAAAACAGCATGAACACTGTCGCGTTATCAGTTGTTCGTGGCACAGACCATGTTGATTTAATTTATGCAGGCTCAACCGCCTATTCGCTTTACTTAGCGTCTTTGCAGGCAATCCAACGTATCACTGACGATAAATTAGGCGCGGCAGGTTTCTCTGCGTTGAAATTCTACGGCGGCGCTGGCTCTGCTGACGTTGTACTTGGTGGCGGTATCGGCGGCAACCAAACTGCAACTCGTATGGACTTTATTAACACAAAATATGTGTACTTCCGTCCTCACAAAGACCGTAATTTCGTGCCAATCGGCGGCGACCGTCAAGCAGTTAACCAAGACGCGATTGTTCGCTTAATGGGCTTCTCTGGCGCGTTAACCTGTTCTGGTGCGCAATTCAACGCAACATTCAGCACAACCTAGGAGGCATTCATGGCTTATAACATTACGACCCCTTTAGCGGGTTTTCAAGGTATCGCGCTTACTGATACCACACAGAACCACGCATTAGGCACTATCGTTACTGCGGTAGACCCAACTTACGGCGCTGGCGAATTCATTTATTTGAAAGGCGTTGCATCAACTGTTGTGGGCTCATTAGTCACTTATGACTCATACTTAGCCACAACTACTTTAGCGCCTGCTACTGGCGGCGTTGGTCAAGTGGCTGTATCGATGTCTGCTAACGTAGCATCACAATACGGCTGGTATCAGATTCAAGGTATCGCTGCGGTTAAAGCGCCTAACGCTATGACTGTTGGCGCTGATGTATTTATGCTAGCGGCAACTCCGGGCAGTGTTGATGATGCTCAAGTAAACGGTGAGCAAATCTTAAATGCTAAAGTATCTACCACAACAGGTACACCTAGCTCTGGCTTGGCGTTGATTCAAATCAACCGTCCATTCCACCAAGGTCAAGTAGTATAATTTTTAAGGCGGTAAGCTAGACGGCTTACCGCCAACTAACTAGGATTAAATATGAGCGAACAACTTTCTTATGTCGGCGATACCGGCGGCGATGCTTACTTAGACGTTTCATTCTACATTGGAACGCACGATGGGCAAGAATACGACTTTATCCGAATCAATGTACCCGGCGATAAATCACTGTCAATTGACACGATTGCCGACGATAACCACAAAGCCCGTTTTGCACGGCAATGGCAAGCCTATAAAGGCTTAAAAGATATTAAAGGTACGCCAATGGAGGAATGGCCAGAAATTGCCGAAACACTCCGCATTGAGCTAGCCTACCAAGGGTTTAGATATATTGAACAAGTTGCTGGCGCACCTGACGCGGCGTTTATCCGTATTATGGGCGGCACACAACTTCGCAATAAAGCACAAGCCTTTTTAAATCGTGGTAAAATAGACGCTGATGAACTAATTAAAGCTCAATCTGACCAAATTGCAGAGCTTCAAGCGCAAATGAAAATTTTGATGGATGCACAACCACCTGAAGTCAAAAGAGTTAGAACCGTTAAGGAATAAAACGCATGGCAAACCTACTTACGAATGTTCAAGATGTCTGTTTAGAAATAGGTTTGCCTGTCCCCACGCAAGTGGCGACATCAACAGACCCTCAAGTGCTTCAAATTCAAGCGCTGATGAACCGTACAGGCGACACGCTATCAACTGAGCGTGACTGGCAAGCCTTAGCGGCAGAATACCGTTTTGAAACGGTTTACTATCAATATACGGGTGACGTTACTGAAGGTTCAACCACCATCACCAATTTGTCGTCAGTAACAGGGTTATCGACTGATTTTATGGCCATTGGCGAAGGGTTGTCACAAGACACTTTTGTCACTTTTGTTGGTACAACAACGGCTACAACTTCTATTCCTGCTACTGCCACTGCAACAGGCATTACCATTACATTTAGTCAAGCTAAGTATGCAATGCCTAGCGACTTCGCGCGGATGGTAGACAAAACCCAATACAATAAATCAAATCGTTGGTCAATTATCGGGCCTAAAGACGCCCAAGAATGGCAATGGCTTAAAGCAAGCTATGTTACGACAGGCCCTCGTATGCGCTTTAGAATGATGGGTAACAAGTTCACTATCTGGCCTGCACCTACCGCAGTGCTAGTAATGGGCTTCGAATACGTTTCTAACGCATGGGTTGTAGCGGCTGACGGAACACCTAAAACACGCTTAACGGTTGATACTGACACAACGCTGTTTCCAGACCGTGTAATGGTGCTTGGCACAAAACTCAAATTGTTTGAAATTAAAGGTTTTGACACCACCGCAGTGCTTCAAGATTACACTCGTGAGCTGGAGAAATGGAAAGCGGCGGAAAGCGGCGCAGATACGCTATCTCTCGCGCCACGCTATCCAAATATACTACTCACTCAGAACAATATACCCGACACTGGGTACGGAAATACTACCTCGTAAGGTGAGCAATGTTACGACCTAAACGCCAAACTTCAGGTACCGTCACTGTCACCGCGCCAATCGGCGGGTGGAATGCGGTCAATCAATTAGCCGCAATGTCGCCTAACGAGGCGGTCATCATCGACAACTGGTTTTGTTTGCCTACTGAATTGCAATCGCGCAAAGGCTACACATTGTGGTCAAGTGGCATAGCGGGCGATATTGAATCGTTTATCACCTATGACGGGCAAGACGGCGTTTCGCGTGTCTTTGCGGTAGCTGACGACGCTGGCGATTGCAGTGTGTGGAACGTAACGGCGCAAACACCTACCGCGCCAACTGAAGTTGTTACAGGGCTTTCTAACGCTAGATGGTATTTTGGTCAAGTATCAACGTCAGGCGGCACATTTACGCTTGCTGTGAATGGCGAAGATTATATGCTTCTCTATAACGGCACAACATGGCAACAAGTGACGGGCGTATCTACGCCTTACGCTATCACAGGCGTTGACACAAGCCTACTTGTTGGCGTTTTAGTGCATCATCGCAGAGCGTGGTTTGTCCAAAAAGACAGCATGAAATGCTGGTATTTAGCGACTGATTCGATTGCTGGCACAGCAACTTCTTTTGACTTTGCACCTTTGTTTATCAATGGCGGCAGTATTGCTAAGATTGAAACATGGACGCTTGACGCCGGTAACGGTATGGATGACTATTTTGTCGTCATTACTACGGTAGGTGAGATTGCCGTCTATAGCGGAACAAACCCTGCGTCAGCCGATACATGGTCGCTTAATGGCGTGTATTATGGTGGTTCACCCGTAGGGCGCAGTTGCACAATTAAGTTCGGGGGCGACATATTACTGCTAAACAAAGATGGCCTAGTTCCTTTGTCACAGTGGTTAATGTCTAGCCGTGTTAACGTCAAAACGTCTATCACAAACAAAATACAAAAACGTATTACTGATGCAACCGTAGCGTATGCAGGAAATTACGGTTGGCAAGTCGTGTTAAGCCCACCTAATAATATGCTGTTTATTAACGTACCGGTTAGCGCAACGCAGTTTGACCAATACGTCATGAACACTATTAGCGGGGCGTGGTCACGTTTTACAGGTGTTAACGCAACTTGTTGGACGTTTGTTAACAACGTAATGTATTTCGGACAAGGCGGCAAAGTCTTTAAATTTTGGGATGGGCCAACTGATGATGGCGAAGTCATCAATACCGACCTTTTACCTGCTTTTTCTGCCTTTGGCAGTCAAAGTCAGATTAAGCGTTGGACGATGGCTAAAGTGTCAATGGGCTACGATTATGCGTTTGCGTTTTCCGGTCAGATTAACCTTAATTTTGATTTAGATTCTCAGCCACCACAACCCTATAACCTTCTTGCTACCAACGCAGGCGTTTGGGATTCTGGCACTTGGGACAATGTACAATGGGGAGGAAATATACTTCCTTTTTCACGTTGGCAAATGGCGTCGGGCATGGGCTATTACGGCACGTTTAGAATCAAAACATCAAGTAAAACGTCTGATATTCGCTACTATGCAACAGACTATGTATTTGAAGGCGGAGGCGTACTATAATGATATTTGTTGACCGGCAAAAAGAGTTAGCCGAATATATATCAAAAGTAACTGGGGGCACTTATTCTACTGATACAGGGCAATTTATAGGCCTTGAAAGAAACGGAAAAATAGCGGCCTGCGTAGCTTGCACGGATTGCAACGGTTCATCCGCACAATTACATATAGGCGCATCAGATAGGTTTAATATAGACTTTTTATGTTTTTGCTTTGAGTATGTTTTTTATCAGTTAAAATTAAAACGTCTTGCAACTGTAGTTGATTCAAAAAACATAAAGTCGTTAAAATTTAGCGCAAATTGTGGGTTTCAAACAGACCACATTATAAAAGATGCAGGTATTGATGGCGATTTACATATCCTTACAATGTACCCACATCAATGCAAATTATTAAATAAATACCGAAAAACTAGCAACCTAGTTTAGTGTAATCAAACCAAAGGACATTAAACATGGGAAAACCATCTGCTCCACCCGCTCCCGATTATAAAGCCGCTGCTCAAGCGACAGCGTCAGGCAATCAAAACGCTTCTCTTGCTGCTCAAATCGGGAACATGACCAATCAAGCAGGGCCTCCGCAATACTCTCTAAATGAAAGGGGGGAACTGCTAGACGCCGCAGGGAACGTTACTACTGACGTTTCAAAAGCGCAACAGTTAGGGTCTACGGGGGTTAAATACTCTACCCCCGCACAACCCGACAAATTTGGCAATATGCCTTTTGACCAATCTACACTAACCGCAGCGCAAAAAGCCAATTATGCGGCCACTGGCGCGCTTCCAAAAGGCTTTAACGTAACATATTCACCGCAGCAATGGTCGCAAAATCAAATACTTGGGGGTAATGACCAAACTTTATTTAATCAAAGTCAGGCAACGCAATTAGGCTTGTCAGAGATGGCAGTTGATGCGCTTGGCAGAGTTAACACGGCTGTCAACACAAGCATTGCCCCGGACATTGCCGTTCAAGGCGGCCCTGCATCTACTGCTGACGCAATGACAACCAACATTGGTATTGGAGGAGGGTTAAACGCGGGTAGGGCAACAGGCTTTGCTGACCAAGACCAAGTTCAACGTTTTGTATCCCCTTCTGGCGCTATTACGGGTAGCGTAGCTAGCGCAGGCAAGATAGGTGGAGAAATAGCCGATGCAGGCGCGGTTAACGCAAATGTTGCTAATGCAGGTGCGATTAATACAAGTTTTGCCGACGCGGGAATGGTAAACAGAAATATTGCCGACGCAGGAACGGTAAACAGAAATATTGCCGACGCAGGTGCGATTAACGCAAATGTTGCTAATGCAGGTGCGATTAACACAAGCATTGCTGATGCAGGAAACATTAACACAAGCATTGCAAATGCAGGAAAAATTAGAGGAAATGTCGCTAATGCCGGTAAAATTGCGTCAACTATAGGCCCAATTGGAAATATAACTTCTGCATCGGGCGCAAATGGATTAGCGCAAACAACGGTAGATAACAACGGAAATTTAATTCAATTAAATTCTGGGGCTAATGAGCGAGCTAGTGGATTAGCGCAAGGACAACAGACAGCTAATCAGATTAGAACAAATCTTGGTACCGACCCTCAGCTACTAAACCAGCAAACGCAAGACGCCTTATATAAAGCCAATACGCAATATCTTGACCCGCAGTTTAATCAACAGCAGGCTAAAATTGAAAACCAATTAGCCAACCAAGGGATTACACGAGGTAGTGAAGCGTATAACAACGCAATGCTTAATTTTAATAATCAAAAACAACAGGCTTACGAAAGCGCACGAAATCAAGCAATTGCTGGGTCAACCGCCGCTGCTCAAGGTATGTTTGGTATGGGGCTTCAAAGCGCTCAATTTGGCAATCAAGCGCTTGGTCAACAGTTTGGGCAATATACTACTGCGCAACAACTTGCAAACCAAGCAGCAAGTCAAAACAATGCTAATGCTCAAACAAATATGGGCCTTACTAACGCCGCACGTGGGCAACAGTTTGGACAGGGCTTGCAAGCGGCGCAGTTTGGTAATCAAGCAG